GGCTTGGCGTCTCGGCGTTGGACGACGCGGTAAGTGCGTTTCTCGATGATGCCGAGCCTCATCCCTTTGATGATATAGTCGCGGGCGGCGTTGCGCTTGCAGTACCAGAGTTTTGCCCAGCCTTCGATGGTATGGAAGCCTTTGGCCGGCTTCTCTGCGGTCTGGTGGATGGCGGCCATCACCTTGACCAGGAGCGGGTCGAGTCGTCGTCGGCTCATGGGGTAAAGGTCTTGAGCTCGGTCTGCCAGATCCAGACGCCGCCCATCTTGTGGACGAGCCAAGCCTTGTAGTCTCCGCCCTTGGTCACGAAGCCGGCGACGAAGCCCGAGCCCCAGCGGGAGGTGGCGAGGCGATGGGACGCGTAGTCCATCTCGTCCTTACGGCATAGGCAACCCGCAGAGAAGGCGTTCCCGCCCCCGTGCTTGGTTAAGGCGACGCTTGCGAGGTTGTGGGTGTGTCCGTGTATCAAAGCCCCGCCGTGGGGAGCGTAGTGCAGTCCTTGGACGACGGTGGCGTTGGCGCCATGGGCGTAGCCGTGGACCATAGCGACAGGGCCGAGACGATAGACGCCCTTGTCGGCGTGGTAGGGCAGGATGACCTTGGCACCGTTCTGGCGGGCGACGCGGTTGATGCGTGCCTTCAAGTCAGTGCAGTAGTCGCGGACGATGGCCTGACCGTGGCCCTGCATAGAGTCGAGGCGGTGTTCGTGGTTGCCCCAGAGGTAGACGGTAGGCTTCCAACGGGCGAAAAAGTCCTCGCCAGCCTCGATGTCGGCTTGCAGGGACTCAGCGCCTTCCTTGTCTGAGCCGACGCCCTTACGGAGACTGCGGAAGTCGTAGTGATCGCCGCCGCTATCTTAATGTCGGGCTTAAAGTCCTTGGTAAACTCGTAAAGGGCCGCGAGGGCCTCGGGGTCTGCCATATCCCCGTGCGAGTCCGAGGCGTAGATAAACTTGGTGAGTTTGCTCATCGGCTTGTTTGCTTAATGTGGTTAAGCCTCTGAGGGGTTTCGTAAACCACGGCGTATGTCGTCTTCGTGCTTCGTCATGGGCCTGCCCTTGCGTGTGCCGAACTTCTCCATGTGGCTGCGGAAGCGGAGGCCTTGACGGACGGCGGCGTTATACATCCCTGGAGCAGAGAAGCCATACTTGTCGGCGGTCTCCTTGGCGGTCAGCCCTTCGGCGATGCCCTTGGCAGCGGCCTGTGCCATCGTTAGCCGTCCCTTGGCTAGGAGGTTTGCGTGTTCCTCGTTGAGGCGGTGCGTATGGGTCGTACCGCGTCCCCACTCCAGACGGCGCCGACAGCCGGGCGGCCAGATGATACCATGACGGCAGACAAAGGCCTCAACGGTTTTGAGGGTGACCTTGCCTATCTTGGCGGCATCAGAAGGGAGCCACGAGCCGCGGATGGCCTCACGGATGGCTTTGGCAATATGTTTGTCGGTCGGGTCTTTGAAGTCGTCGACCCGGATGTGTGGCTTGGAGTCGTAATGGGGACAAGTGGCAAGAAAGCGGAGGCGGTCGACTGATACGCCCCAGCACCTCGACATCTCCTCCAGCTCGTCGTCGGTGGGGGTTGCCATGGTTAGAACTTGTCCGACCCTTTGGCGTCCTTCCAGAGTTGGCGCACGGCAAACCCGTTCTCGGTCGGGTCAAACTCGCCAAGGTGTTCGTCCAGGGCGTCACCGGCCTTGATGAGAACATCGATGCCGTTCCTATACCTGTTCAAATCCTTCTCGGAGATGACGACCCACTGACCGTCCTCGGTCATCTTAAGGACGTCGGCGAGTTGCTTGTTAAGGGCGTTGACCTGTGCGACTTGCTTCTCCAGTTCCTCGATGCGTTCCTGCTTGGTTTGTTTGCGGCTCATAGTTGGAGGTGCTTGGCGACGGACGCACCGACCTCACGGATCGTCACGGCCGTGTTGGGCTTGAAGACATAGGTCTGGTCGGGGATGGTGCCTTCGAGCATCTCGCGGATGCTGGCGGCCTCCTCCTCATTTGCCGGGCCGATGCCTTCGGTCTCGATGTGCAGATGAATGACGCGCCAACCACGGACCTCACCCATCAGTTGCTTCGTCACAACCACCTCGTTGATATAGCGGGTGTCTGGGACCACGACGTGGCCTCGCTCCTTCTTGGCTACCTCAGTGAGGTTGAACACGAAAACATCCTTGTGCATGGAGCGCGCGAACCGACCCATGGCGACTAAGGTGTCACGGTGTTCTTTCTTAAAGGTCTCGTCAAAGAAGTTGGCCGTCAGCCCGAGCTGGAAAGCGTAGTTGTTCGCGGCGTCCTTGAGAGCGTCGGCGTAGGCGATGCGCTTAATGTCTACGCTGTAGCGGGTCATGCCTTCCGCAAAGGTGTCCTTCCCACTGCGGGCATAGCCGGAGAGGAGGACGATAGTCTGCGGGGCTTTGAGGATGCGGCGCATGGACTACCAGTCGGTCGGGGTCGGGATGGTCGACGCGGCAACGCCCTTGCCCTTGGGGAAGTTCATCTTGTATTTGAACTGGGGCTTGCCCTGCCACTCGCCATCAGGAGTGACTTCCACCTCAACCTCGAAGTAGATGCCGGTCGCAGGGCGGAGGTAGTCCAGGAAGTCGGGGACGGAGAGCGTGGCCTTCGGTTCGGAGACGTACTTCCCGCTGATCTTGCCGACGAGCATGGCGAGGCTCTTGCCGTACTTCGTGCCGTAGGACTTGGAGAAGCAAAGCCCCTCGGCGGTCTTGAAGAACAGGCGGGCGGAGACGCCATCGTCGTAGACCTTTACCTTGTCTTCTTTCGGGAGCGACATCTTCAGGACGTACTTGCCGGTCTTGTCGATGGTGGTGAGTGGGGGGCGGTCGTTTTGGTTTTCCATGTTGGTTGTGGGTGAGAGTGTTTCTGATTGGGTAGATTTTTGTTTAATGCAATGCCAGTTAAGGGAAGTCAGCGTGTGATAAGGGTCGATTGGTTGGTTGCTTAATTCCTCTTCCGTTCCAGCATCGTGAATATAGTCAGGACCCATTTCTTCGCTATCGTACAAAGGATGCGATGGGTCTGCCCATATGTTATATTCCTTTGGGCAGGTCTCGTCTTTGCAATGAGTAAGACGACTGCCGTTTCCAGCGCCGTGGGTCCTCACCTGTTTGCAGTTAGGACAAATAAATTTATAATACTTCAGCTCTGGCTTCTCAAAGTGCCAAGAGATTGTGCATTGGTAGAATGGCAGGCCTTCTTTGAAATACATGGCTTAGGCGAAGTTGATGGGGGCGAGGGGAGCGGTGGAGGTCGGGCGGGCAATCGTGATGACCTCGGACGGATAGGCGGGCCACTCGTTGAATGACTTGCAGACCTCATAGGCCTTCATGGCGGAGAGCATCAAGGCTTCCCCTTCAGCGATGAGGTCGGGGTGCAGTTCAAAGACGGCGGTAAGAAATGGCGCCTCTTTCTCAACAACCAAGAAGCGGAACCCCTTGGGGCGGACACCGAAGTTGAGTTTGCAGAGAAGCAGATACCAAGCGGCCTGCAGTTTGAAGTCGTCCGACCAGATGAGCTGACGACCAAAGCCCTTAGGCGTGGCCTCTTCCATCGTCGTCTTGATATCGTAGAGGTAGCCGTCCTCGGCGATCAGGTCGATGGAGCCCTTGATGGGGACGATATAGTCGGCCTTGAGCATGACCTCGGTAGCGACCGGCACGATGTTATAACGACCCATGGCGGCCTTCACCGCGTCAGAGTAGGACAGCGCGTTATCGTACTCGTCCGCCTTGCAAGGCACGTCACCGGGCTGCAGGGTGGTCTTCCAATAGGCGTGGACCTCCTTGCCTTCCTTCGTGCGCTTGTCGGCTTCGGGCTCGGGCTTGAACTTGGCAAAGGCCTCGGGGTCGAGGACGGCGGCGTGGGTCATGATGCCTTCACGGAGAGCCTTGGAGTCCTTGCGGGGGTTAGCCTTGTCGTGGGCGTACTTCGCGGGCGCCTTGAGGAGCAGTTTGGCGGAGGTCTGGTTGAGGGCATCGATAGCCTCGTACTCCTGGCGGGTACGGGCGGCAATGCGTTCGTTGAACTGTGCGATGGTATACATGGCTTGTTGGGTTGGATGTGGGAATGAATTACAGCACCTCGTCGGGGTTGTCGACTAGGTTCTCCGCGTCATTTAAAGTCTTGTCCATATCCTCGGCCTTCTCATGGAGGTTCTGGACGCTGACCAGGAGTGAGGCGAGGTCGGCACGGACGATGTTGAGGCGTTCCCGCAGCTCGACCAAGTCTGCCGGGTCGTCGATGTGAGTCGCGTCCGTGATCGCGAGGACGGACAGTAGGCGGTCCCCGTCGATGCTGACGCGGTGGATATCGTGCTGGGTTACGAAGGTCGTCTGGTAGGCGGAGAGGCTGCGGGCCTCGTTCTGAAGCCGACGTAGAGTGGCGGCTAGGCGGTCTTGGGAGGTCATTTGAGGATGGTGCGGATGCGGTTAAGGGTGACTTCTTTGACCTCGCCCTTGAGGACTAGGAAGGTGCGAAGGTTGGAGCGGTAAAGGGTGGGCATGGTCTCAACAGTCCAATCCTTGAGGAGGCGCTCAAAGACGATTGCCGTCTTGGCGGATACTTCCACGTAGAGCGTGGAGTCGAGGAGGATGATTAGGGCAAAGGGCTTGTGTTGGTCGACGTAGGCTTGGGCCGTCTTGTAGACTGAAGATGGGACGGATTTCGGCGTCATCTTGGGAAGAAAGAGCGTGCGGAGAGGTAAATAGGGGTCAGATAAACACTTTTTTTGTTTATCTTGTCGGCGACTGTCTGACTGACGGCGTCGATAATATATGAGTTTCCGTCCTTCTCAAAGGTTGCCCCAGCCATTTGCGGGATGTGCTTGCGCTGCTTGGCTAGGATGACGGCATCGAAGTCCGCGAGCTCGACCTCGGGGTGCTTCATGTCCGAGAGGGAGAATTGCCGGATGGCCTCGGTCTTGACGATCCACATGAGGACGATGGTCGTGTCGGCGAGGATGACGTTGATGGGCTGACAGGCGCCGAGCATGGTGGTCGTGGAGGTCACGGCTTGCCTCCCGCCTCAAAGTCGATGTAGGCACGGTTCGCCTCGTCGGTGTCGGGGAGGTGCTTGCCCATCTCGGTGCCGAGTTTGCGGAGCCGCTCGACCTCGGCCTTGAGCCGGGCGTTCTCGGCGTCAGCCTCCACCAGTTGCTTCTTAAGGCTCGTGACCGACAGGCAGTCCACGCGTTCGTGCGCACGGATGACGGCCTCAAGGCATTTCACTTCAGCGTCTAGGGCGATGACCCGGCCCTTCAGCTGGGCGTTCTCAAAGATAAGGTCGGTGCTCATTTGGCGGCGTTGCGGACGGCCTGCTCAAAGGCGTGGGTATTGATGGCGGCAAGGTGTTCAGTGCTGAGGTCTTTCAAACCTTGTCCAGGCTTGAGCCAACCCTTGAGCGTGAGGATCTCCACGGCGGCCTTCTCAAAGCGGAGTTCGCCCATGAAGACCTTGGGGGCTTGGGGCTTGGGTGCGGAGGCCTGATGCCCGTCGTCGTCGAGGTCCACCGAGATGCCGCAAGCCGTCTGGATGGACTGCCGGCGGATGTAAGTGATAGCACCCCCGACCTGTTGAGCCGTCAGGCCGTCGGCCTTGACCATCAACTTGCCGAAGGCGAAGAGATGACCCGAGGTGTGCAGCAGGGAAGTGGACACGCCCACTTTACCTTCCTCCGTCTCGAGGACTTGGACGAGGGCAAGGTTGTGCGCTTGCAGGACAGGCTTCACCGCGTCGAGCAGAGCGTCGAGCGAGACGTACCGGGCCTTGAAGGCGGGGTTGATGCGGTTAGCGCCGACGTTCTCCATCGAGGAGAGTGCGGTGATGAGGTCGAAGTAGGGGTTCGATTGCTCCTGGCTAACTGCGGTGGTGGTTTCTTTTTTACTCATGGCTTGTTTTGGTGTGGGTTGGGTTGGGAAGGATTAGGGAAAGGACGTCATCTCGTCGACCGTCTTCTGCGAGACGCATCGGAGGTGGTTATCGTGGGAGAGGAACCAGTAACGAGTCTGCCCAGCAGGGCGGGGCTTCAGCTTGCGGGCCACCGTGCCGTCGGAGAGGACGATGTAGGACGAGCCGGAGAGTTCGCGGTAGGTCGCGGGGACTTTGGCTTCGGGGTTGGGCTTGGGTTGTTTCTTAAGCATGGGAAGGGGGTTAGTTGATGGCGCCGCGTCGAGCAGCGTCAAGGATTAGGAGAGCGTCGGCGTTCCAGAGGGTGACGTCCACGGAGGGGAAGAGTTCGGCGGCCCGCGACTTGAGGACGTTCTTCCATTCGGTCGTCGAGCGTTCGCCCTTCGTGCCGACGGAGTGGGCCTTCATCCAGATGGCGGGACGGATGCGGTGGACCTTCCAGCCCATGGCGATCGCGGCGCCGTAGAGGATGCCCGTGTTCCACATCAGTTTCCCGATGGCGGACCCGGGGATGCCTTTGCCGGCGAAGAGCGGGGGCTCCTCAAGGAAGAGCTCGACCTCGCGGGCCTTGATGGAGATGTCGGCCAGCAGTTGGCAGACTTCGTAGTCCGTGCCGGGCATCTTGTGGACGGTGACGACGCCTTCCCCGTGGTCGAAGTAGGCGATGCCACCATTAACGCCAGGGTCTACGGCGACGAGGAATGGCTTGGTCATTATTTGGTGCGTGGGTCTCGGTTAAGACGAGCGACCACGACCCGAGTGATGGCAGGGCAAGCCTTTAGGTCAAACCCTTTAGACTTGAAGCCCGCGTAGCCGAGCTGATGGGCGGCGTAGACTTCGCCGATCGTGGGCTGTCGGCCTAGCGCCGTGGTCAGCCGTTCCTCAAGCAGGGTCAGCCACGAGGTGGCGTATTCCCGCCCGACCCCTTCGTCCGTGGCCCAAGTGCTGTAGCCGTAGGTCGGAAGGCCGTGGCGGGCACGCCAGCGGGTCGTATCAGCCCACGCAGCTGGGAAGAACTGAGCGAGGCCACGCTCACCGAGACGCCCGATGGCCTTAGGGTTGCCGGAGGACTCGACCGAAATGACGGCCTCGACCTGTCCAGGGGTGACGGCGTAGCCGAGGGAGGTCGCCGCGAGGAGGAGGGTGAGGAACCTCATCGGCCGTCCATCGTCGGGTGAACCGAGCCGGCGTCCTTCTCGCCGTTGCGGTCGACATACGACCAAGTGAGCAAGGCACGGCAGCCGGTGGTCAGGTTGCCGTAGATCGTCACGGCCTTGCACCCGTGGGACATTCGGAGGTTGTCCTCGGCGACGGCGGCGCAGAGCTGGATACGCTCGCGGGCGAACTTCTCGGTCCAGTCGCCTTGCAGGACGCGTTCGCGGGCATAGGCGATTTGGTAGGAGAGGCCGCGGATGACGTGGGCGGGGGAGGCTAGCATATCTTGGGACATGGCGAGAGGGTCGGGCATGGGATTACTTGGTTGGGTTGTTGAGGGAAAGTTCCACGCGGGCGATTTGCTCACCGATCCAGCGCATGACAGGAACGGCCATCGAGTTGCCGGCGCACTTGTAACGTGGGCCGTCGGGGCATTGGTCGGCGGGCTTGCCCTTCCAAGGGATTTGGCTCCAGTTGTCGGGAAAGCCTTGGAGGCGTTCGCATTCGACAGGGGTGAGGCGACGGACTGCCATTGCCGTGGCTATCGCGTGGGAGTGGGCTGCTTGCAAGGTGAACTGGGGATCGCCGTCAGCGCCAACGCCCATGGTCATGCGCCTGTCGTTCACGGGGTCTGGCCTGCCTCCGAGTGTGAGCGTGTTGATAGGGTATACAGCGTGCGGGCCGCGGGCCACCAGCGAGTCCATCACATCCGTCTGCTCGATGTGCGGTTCGTACTGTGCGTTTTCGCCTTGGTTGAAAGCAGCCCGGTCGATGACGACGGGCTGGAGCACCGCTGGGAAGCGGTTCTTCTCGGGCATCGTCTGGCCCTTCTGGAGCACCGCGTGGAGGGTCTGGCTTACTTGTCCTCCGTCCCACCAGCAGCCACGGCCTGCCTCAACGCCTGCTCCAGCATCGGCGGCAGTTGCTTGCCCCTTCTTTCGGCGCGGCGCAGGATGCCAGCACAGGCT